TTGCTCACAGATACCAAACTCAGGAAGGCACTGGGAAAGCGCCGCGACAAAATCGAGATCATTTCTGACTCACACGGTCTCAATGTCAGGCTGTCCATTTCAGGTGGCGTGACATTTTTTTACCGGTATCGCTGGGAGGGTAAGCCCATCCAGCTAACTATAGGGGATTATCCGTCGATATCCCTCTCACAGGCAAGGGAACGACGCCAGCAATTTAGGCTGTGGATTACCGAAGGGTTAGATCCTCGCCGGCAGGTAGCTCTGGACCGCATAAAAAAAATCGAAGCCATGACTGTTGAGGAGGCTTTTGATTACTGGGAAGAGCATTACTGCAAGCCAGAGGGCCTTATTAAGATTCATAAAAACAGGCAGAACTTTCAGAATCATGTAAAGCCAGTGTTAGGCCAGATGATTGTAAATCACACAACCAAGAGTCACTGGCTCAGCCTGTTTGATGGTATGGGGCGACGGGTTGTTACCGGTGAGATTCTAAGCCTGATGCAACGTGCTTTTCGCTTCTGCCATAACAGGGGGGTGATAGATATTAACCCTCTTGCAGACCTGCGACGTTCAGACGTGGCAATAGCAGCAGCGATGAAAGACAGAGTCCTTTCTGACGATGAAATCCGGCTTGTCTGGAACACCCTGAATGAATTGCCGGTGCGCCAGCAAATCATCATGCGGTTTCTTATGATGACAGGTTGCCGCAGCAATGAAATCAGAGTCGCCAAATGGGAATGGTTCAACTTCAAGGAAAAAACGTGGACCGTTCCAGCCAGCGAATATAAAACCGGCAAAACGATAAGAAGGGCACTACCGGAACCAGCTGTGATAATGCTCCAGCAACACCAAAAGCAGTCCATAACAAAGCATGTCATTACCCGGTCTCGTTACAAGTCTCCGGAAGATGACAAGCCGCCAGCTCAGCCAAATATTGCTTTCTTCTCCCAGCAGATAATTATGAAGAACGGGATGAAGGAATGGTCGCTACATGACTTGCGAAGAACTGTAGCAACGCGCCTTTCTGAACTCGGCGCGCCGCCACATGTGATAGAGAAGTTGATGGGGCATCAGATGGGAGGCGTTATGGCGCGTTACAACCTTCACGATTACCTTGATGACCAGCACATCTGGTTAGATGTGTGGGTCAGGCACCTGGAGAAGGTGGTTGCGTGTCGGCTGGCATAATACTGACTTGTACTAGCTCAGACCTGATCTGACAGTTACCGGTTATTTATACAGGTGTCTGTCAGATTAAATCTGGTTCAGATTCTTTTCTGCCCAGACTCGTTTTCCATCAAGTAAAGTCGCCATCGGCGTTCGCCCGCAGCACATTTTTCCCTGATGAGTTCGCTCATTATTGTAATGCCACAACCAGTTGACCAGATCTGCCTGCAGGCTTTCCAGGTCTCCGTATAACTTCTTGCGGAACGTAACCTGATAAAAATCCTGCAAAATGGTTTTATGGAAGCGCTCGCAGATGCCGTTTGTCTGCGGAGACATCGCCTTCGTTTTTGTATGGTCGATATCGTTGATCGCCAGATAAAGCTGATAATCATGCTGCTCCACTTTACCACAGTACTCCGTACCCCTGTCGGTCAGTATTCTCAGCATTGGCAGCCCCTGAGCCTCATAGAACGGCAGTACACGATCATTGAGCAGGTCGGCAGCTGTGATCGGCGTTTTACTCGTATACAGCTTGCAGTGGGCCACTTTCGAGTACGTATCCACGAACGTCTGCTGGTAGATGCGGCCCACGCCCTTCAGATTGCCAACGTAGAAAGTGTCCTGCGACCCCAGATAACCCGGGTGAGCCGTCTCGATTTCACCACAGGCATCGTCGTCGTGTGCCTTTTTCTCCAGTGCAGCGATTTGAGCGTCGGTAAGCACGATGCCTTCTCTGGCGACCTTTTCCTCAAGCGCCTTCAGGCGTTTACGGAAGTTCTCCAGATCGTGTCGCTGCCAGACGGAGCGCACGCCGCTGCCGGAGATAAACACGCCTTTTTTACGCAGCTCATTGCTGGTCCGGTGCTGCCCGTGGGCCGGAAACTCAACGGCATATTCAACAACCGCGCGTTCAGTGGCTTCGTCGGCGCGGTTCTTCAGGTTGGGAACCCGCCGGTTCTGGTTAACCAGCGCATCAATGCCGCCTTCAGCAGCCAGTTCCTGATAACGGTAAAACGTGTCGCGTGACACGCCCATGATCTTGCAGGCTTTTGATACGTTGCCGAGTTCTTCGGCGAGATTGAGCAGGCCGGCTTTGTGTTTGATGATGGGATTGTTAGTATGAAGCATGAGAGTTACCTCGCGTTTTGTTTAAGGATTGGACACCTATATCAAAACCGGTAACTCTCAACCTTTCAAGGTCCAGTGTCAGATCAAGTCGCGACTAATACAACTGACTTCCTCTTCCCATTTCAGCAGGTCTGCTCCCCGCCAGCGCTTAGGGCTCCCCCCGATCGTTGGTTTGGGGAATGGGCGGCTGAAACATGCCGGCATCCTCTCTGGCGTGCTCCAGAAGTAAAGAGTGCTGCGAGAAATCTTGTAGCGCTTCAGCACGTCAGCCGTGAGCATAATTTCATCAGCTTGCATTGTTCCCCTCCTCAAAATCTTTTACCATCAGATATACAATCATCGCTGCTCTTAACGGGTTTTTATGCCGGGCGGCTACACCGCTTTCGTGTCTCGCTTCCCATGTCGTTTTGGATGCTGGCGCAATGGCGATCCGGTTGCGTATGGCAATCTGGAAGCCGTCCTCACTTCGTGAGCAAGGAAAGAAACCGTACTTATGGCTGATCCTGCCAAAATTCCGTGTATATTGGGCGCCCTTTGGATTGTTCGGGTGTACTACTGCCTCATACTTCGGATTTTCCAGCCTGCAGACCAGCACGCTGATTTCACCATCTGTCAGCTTGCCGTACTTCATTTGCTTACCTCCGGCGCGGCCGCAACCATTGCCATATAGATTCGGCGAAACTTACCTCTGTCGGTGCCGGCCATTGCGAAATGGCCCTGAGACATCATTTGCCGCGTCGGTTCCACGGGGACCAGCTTCCACCCTGAATTAGCTTCAGCGACATCATGCGATGCGGCCCGGTGCTTCTGACTTGCCTGCCAACCCCACCATGCATAGTTCATGAAATGATTGCTGTATTCGCCATCATCAAAGTTCAAGTTGCCTTTGGCTTGAGGCCACCACTCAACGAGAGCTGCTTCAAAGGCTTCGCGTTCAGTAATTTTTTGCTCGCTCATCACACCGCTCCTATCGCTTGCTGAACCACCCGGTGCCCGCGCTTGCGTGGCTTCTTCTTCGGCTCGATGTGTACCGGTGCCACCTGAGGAGCCTCCGGTTTCGGAACCACCACTCCGTTTCGTATGTGGCGCTTCTGGTTCATTCGCCACACCAGGCACTGCGAGTGATCGCGCCCGTCATCGATTTTGACGCTGGCTTTCACCAGCGTGTCGTTGAGGTTGGCCATTTCATGCTGCGTCATTGGGCACCACCTTGTTGTAACCGTCAATCAGAAGCTTGCTGGCGATGCTGTGTGCTGTTTTGTATGCGTGGAGAGCCTCTTCGATAATTTCATTCAGCTCACACTTGAGAATGTTGTCATAGCTTTTTGGCCAGACTGCCCATGGCAAGTCGTTACCAACAAAACCAGCGATGATGTCCAGCGTCAGCGTTACGGCTTCTTCTACCACCCGAGCCGGGCGACGATAGCCAGCAGCCCATACAGCATCTGTAATCTCGCTGGGGTCGGTGCCAGCCGCTTTGATAACCTGCGCCAGTGCAAATACATTTTGCTGAGTCATTTCGCTGCCTCCCTTGTGGCCGCACGGTATGCACGCAGACTGCGTTTAACCGGGCCGCTGATAACTGTTTTGCGGATGAGGATGCCTGACGTTCTGGCGAGCACATCAGCAGAGAGCAGGGCGGCATCTACCGCCCGGTTGTGCCGCCGAAACTCCAGCAGGCTACTGGTGATGGTCAGCGTTGCCACGGCTCCGTGGTCTTTGAAGTCAAATTTCATCCGATCACCCTCGCAAGCAGTCGAGCTGTGTAAATGAACGAGTAGAAACCCGCCGTTAATCCCAGCCCCGCCAGGCTGGAAAAGAACAGTGTGAACATGACCAGCTCAGCAACTTTCTTCATTCAGCAACGCCCCCATTAATTCGAAAGCGTTATTCCGCATTGGCATGATTACCAGTTGAGGATTGCCGTAAAACTTATTGATCACGCTGTCGAAAACGATCTGGCATGGTTTTTCGTTGCCCCATGGTTTGAACTGCACAGGAAGGACACCGAAATCGAACCCGAACATCAGAAAAGGAAGGGCAAGATACTTTGCCTGGAATACCGGGAATGTGTCACATGGCTCTGGTTCTCCAGCCAGCAGCTTGCTGAAGTCGGGGTACTGACACTGAACAGACTCAAGGTTACTGCGGCCGATCACCTTGTTATCCGCAGTAACATGTTCAGCCACAAGTGCCCCATACAGCGGTTTGATATACGTCCCTTCAGCCTCATCGGGGATTACGCCATGAAGAATGAACACACCTTCAATAGCATCGCTGGCACCATGCTCCATAGAAACGCATGCGGCCCGGTTGCACGCCTGAATATGCGTACTGGTAATATGAACGCCCTGCAAATAGCGGCGTTCTTCTGTCTGTTCGGCCACACAGCAAAGTGCAGCGCGAAGGAAATCGGTGTGAATAAACATTATTTAGCCTCCCAGCCGATGACCTGAAACAGGCCCATGTTCGGGTGAAACCACTTTGTTCCGCGCTGTTCCGCCTCATCCATCATTCCGCGAAAGGTCGCCATAAAATCCGCCTCAAGTACGATCTTCATCGGGCGCGGCTGTCCCTCCGGCGTCATGATGGTGATAGTGTCAGTAGGGATGTTGTAGCCTTTAACCAGCGTCCGGCATTTGGCATCGGTCATGCCGCATTTAACTCGCAGCACTGAATATCCCGCCCATCCTGCAGGGATCGAGCCGCGCTTAATTTTCTCTACGGTCTCGACCACCTCATGCATTTTGCTTTCAACTGTGTTCAGCCTGCGCTCCTGTTCAACCTGAGCCAGCGCATAAGCGAGGTTAAGCTCAGCCTGCGACTTAGGCCTGGCGCGTTCTTCTTCCAGCTCTTTCCAACGATCTACCAGGCGAGCAGTAAACTCGGGGCAGAGCTGAGCAACGACGATGATGCTGTCACGCTTGCCGGTTTCCCCTTGGAACCTGTAGAGCTTCAGCACTACGCCGTTAGCTGACTTCTCCCCGTCCTCCATTGGAGGGTGGGAAATCACGCCAGCAGAGGAAAGCCGCTCGATAGTTCTTTTGACGTTGTCGTGGCGGCTGCTTACCAGATCAGCAATGTCCAGGCTGGTCATTGCTGCCTGTGAATCGGTACCGATAACAAAATTGTTCATAGTTATGCCTCAGTAAGGTTTCTGGCTAAGCAGTTGGGCGATGTTGCTGCTGGCTGCGTCGTAATTCTTCTTCCACTTCGTGATTGCCCGGCGGCGGGCCATAATTTTCAGCACTCGGCGATAGGTGCGATGGTGCGCATTCCAGTACTGCTCAGTCAGTTCTCCCTGCTTGTGCACCAGAACGCCTTCATTCCATACCTGCTGCGAGGGTTCATGCGTCTGGATGCCAGCCTTATCGAAGGTGCCAGTCACCATGAAATGCACCAGGTTATTGATCGCAGCGCTGCGGCTGAGGAAGCGGCGGTTACGTCCGTGACGTGTCACGATATAAACCGGTGATTTGACCTGGCGGAAAGCGTCATCCACACCAGGCAATTTTTTAGAGACTTGGATCATTTTCTGTCCTTAATTTGTTAGTTATCTGGTGCCGTGGTTTGGATGAAATCCATAAATTTTCTCGGCTGCTTTTCGGGCCCTTACTGCGTCTTCAAATCGCCTATATGTTCCTAATGCGATCTGCCTGGCACCAACGGTGATGTATGCCCGCCACCTTTGTTTTCTCTCTGTCCAGCTAACCCCGGTGCAACCAGACTTGTTGGTTTCTCTAATCTTCACGTTCCTGCTGTTGTCGACCGTGGTGCAGGTGCGTAGGTTGGTAAGCTTGTTGTTCAATGTGTCGCCATCGATGTGGTCAATGACCAGCGGTTCTTCACCGGTTGCCAACTTGTAGGCAACTCTATGCGCATAGAACAAAACACCATTCAGCCTTACAATCCGGTATTGACGACCCGCCGACACAGACACTGTTGCTATACTTCCCGCCCGTTTACCTCCAAATGCGGAGTTAAACTGCTTTTGCCGGCTAGAACTCGAGAAGTGCTCAATTGGCCTTTTCCGCCATGTGAGAGAGCCCGTCTCAGCTTCATAAGAGAAGCACTCCAAAAGGTATTGGCGCTCGGGCAATGGGTTGGCCATCGTCATTCCGCACCTCGCTGGCTGAATGCCTGCTCGATTAGATTGCTTATTAGCGCATTCATGAAACCGACGCCTATATCAGAAAGCTTTCCTGATTTGAGCTTCACGCAGTCGCCATAGGTTTCTGCAATTTCACGGTCAGCTGCATCACCAGAGATAACTTTGTTAACAGCAGTTTCGAAGAATTTAATAAGCGCCTTACTTACGATTTCTGAATCAAGTTCGATAGCCGTCATTTTCCCGTCCGGCAATTTAACGGGGGCCATCATTACGCCGGTTTTATGCACCAGAGTTGCAAGATAGATATTTACCAGGCGCGTGCGATTACGCTCAACGATGCTTGTCATTAATTTCTTCCTTATCCTGACGGTCTTCCTCTTCCTGCAAAAAGAACTGAATTTTTGTAGCCATGTTGAATGCGAGGCCGATTAACGGATCATTTACTTTCAGCCCGTTCCCTGTGCCACGTTCAAATAAAAGCTCCATCAGTGAAGTAAGCTGACTAGCCATTTCAGCCGCTTCGCAAATAACAAGGTCATTAGATTTCATCATTTCACCCCGTACGCTGCACGTAAAAACAAGTTGGCAAGAATGTCGTGACCTGCTTTATGTAACTTCACTGCGGTTACATATTTAGAATGGTCTTTTATTTTCATTTCCTGCCGAACCTTACATTGTGCAGCGTTAAATCTGTCATGGTCGTCAGCTCTGTTATAAGACTATGAAAACGCCCCGCCACTTTTGGATTAGCCATAAACAGGTGGCGATGAAGGAGGCTGTGATACTCATGACTTAACTGGCTGGCGTACTCAGCCGCAGCGCGGGCAGTGTCAACTGCGGAGTTAGAGTAGATACCATCTCGCTCAAGCTTTAATAAATCTGGCTTTTTTATTTCATAGCCATCCAAAACAGTTGATTTACTCATTATTTTTTACTCCATAAATGGCAGCGTAATAAACGCGATGACCATTGAGAGGCCAGCAAGAATTGATAGTGCGATACATAATTCCATACTGACCTCCGTGAAATTTGGTTGCGGAATTCCCCAGCGCGGGCGCTGTAATTTGAATTCGATTTAATTAGCTAAAGAAGTTGTTAATCTTTTCTTTCATGCCGGGAGTTCGGTCAATCATCCCCTGAGTTTTTTTATTTGCATCTTCATAGCAATTGAATATGTCCAACAGGTTATACATACCCCCATTGAGTCCATATAACGCTATTAGCTTCTCATGCTTGCTATATTTAATTTTGAAAGGTGGTGAATTGTCACCTTTGTCTTCAAAGGTAAGTTCGAAGCAAGGGTTAACTTTGTGAAAACAATTCACAATTTCTTTGTTTTTTTTATTAACAAGAATTGCCTTAGGTAAATCCTGTGAGATGACCATCTCATTAACTCCAATAGCTGCCGATGAGATAAAGGTAAATCATCAATTAACTTTGGTAAACAACTAAAGTTAATAAAATTCCGTATTTTTTATATTTCATTGATTTTACGCGAAAAAAAACCGGCTTTCGCCGGTCTTATTATTAACTTTGATTAGTAATCAACCACTGACCACCAAAAAACACGCCCTATAATCTCTAGCTCTTTAAGATCGCACTCTTCGGGGGTATGCTCAGCTGAGTTGAAACTCCTAATACTGACTCTATGAGGGCCTACCCTGTAAAGCATCTTAATGCGCTTCCATCCATCTTGCGCGATGGCGTATATCTTGCCATCAATAATGCGCTTGTCGTCGGTATTTACCGCGACAGTTGTGCCGTCAGGGATATTAGGCTCCATACTATCGCCCCTTGCAGGGAAGCAAAGCACCCCTTTACCATCAGTTCTTGCACCTACTCGGCGCAATGTCGCTTTTGAAAATCTCAACTTGAACCCATTGTAGTCTTCGTCCGTACAACTACCATCACCACAGGCAAATTCAATGTCCCTGAGAAATGGAACCTCAACCTCATCTGAGTTAAGAGGCGTGTTTCCATCCCAAGAGTCGACCTGTATCCACTCATCTTGAGGTGGTATAGCCCCCGAAGGAGTGCCTTTGCTCACCGATACTATGGGTCCTTTGCCGGTAGAGAGCCATTCAGGCTCAACACCAAGCGCATTTGAAATCTCCACTAATTTTCTTGTGGTAACTGATTTTCCAGATATCAACTTCCAAATACTGGGCACAGATACGCCCACCGCTTGCGCAAGCGATGCCTGTGTGTATCCAGCGTCTTTCATTGCGGACTGAAGCCGCTCAGCAAATGTTTTCATGACCCGAATTCTATACCTTTAGTTAATAACTGTAAATTAACTTACGGTATTGCCTAAAGTTAATCAACAGTCTAAAATCTGAATGTTGATTTTAACTTTGGGAAACAAAAATGATTAATCCTTACATTCAGCAGGCTGTAGATCAGGCTGGAAGCCAGGCGGCTTTGGCCCGCGCTTGTGGCGTTTCATCGGTGGCTGTTTTCCGCTGGTTAAATGGTCGTCGCGTCAAGGCTGATTACGTCATGGCGATTGTTAAAGCATCAAATGGGAGCGTTCAACCCCACCAAATCCGGCCCGATCTTCCAGATTTATTCCCCCACCCAGCAGGACCCGGCCATGCAGCCTGATTACCTCGCCACGGTGATGCCATCCGTTTTCGTTCCGGAGGATGGCAAGTGGATTCAGGAGCAACTTAACCGTCTGCCGGTATCCATGCGGCACAAGGTGGCGCTTCTCTATGCTGATCGCTACCAGGAGTCTTTCGACGCTGAACCTCTGGCTCACAAGCAACAGAACGCTGGGCGCCGCAATGCCAACACCCGTCTGCGCCTGTATGTGAACCGTTACCAGAATGCAGCTATGGGGCTGACTGAAAAACCCACACTTGCCAGTGACCATGCCCAGCCGGTAGCCGCTGTTGAGACCAGAGAGGATCAGCTGGCACAGGGGTGGTGGTGAGAGTCGTGCGAAAAGCGACTCAGGTTTGGGACTGTGTTACTGGCAAAAGTGACCTTTCTCCGATCTGACAGAGATCACTTACTTATGTACCCCCATATTTTTTTTCGACAAATGAGAACAAATCTCAATAAGAAAGAGAGTAGGAAATGAGCAATAAGACACCGGAACAGATCATTGCGAAGCATCGGAAATTTGCTGAATGGAAGCCCGTCCGTGTTGTCGCCGAACTGGTCAAGGCTGGCATGGATCAGCAGCAGGCCGAAGTACTGGTTAAATCCATCACCCCGGCACGCAAAGAGCATAAACCTCACAAGCCCCACAACAGCCACGCGAAGCCGGTGAACATGGAAGACCTGAGCACGCATTACATCGTGGTAGGTGATTACGACATGCTGACGCTGCAGCACCAGGACGCGCTGATCGCCGCCGTGCGCTGCGCTAATGGTCGCCCATCCCGGCACGATGGCGCAACGGCCATTAAGCTGTTCAACCTGGTCAAATCTTACCCATACATCACCACCGCTGAGGTGAATAAACACCTGAACCGTCACGCGTTTATCGACAGCATTCCGCTGTACATCGACGGTATTGAGGTTGCAGGCGAGCCGATGCCGTCAGCGGATAACGATTTCGTTAAAGAGCTTTTCCGGGCTGTAAAGCAACTGCGCAAGATTGTTGACGGACTGAAGATTAACGGGGATCTGGAGTTCAAAAAATTCCTTGAGCGCGTACCGACTGACGAAGACGTGAAACGCGCCGTGGGCATTGTGGCACCGAAAATCATCAACCCGCATTTTCACAAAATCGACTACGAACGTGATTACCGTCTGATGCCACACCCTGCACACCGTGATGACAGCAAGCGGATTATCAACGAGTGGAAAGAACAGATTATGAACAAGGGACACAGCAAGCCGAACGGGAGAACTTTGGCGAGTGATACCGATTCGGCTGCTGCTGGAGGGAGCGATGCTTAATCTCAAACCAAAGACCAAGCAGATCACCGGGCTTCAAATGCTTCGCAGTGACTGGAATAACTATTGCACATTCCTGCTGTACGCACCAGTCGGCTACGGGAAGACATTCGTATCGGCATTCCTGACTGACAGGGCGCTGGAGAGCGGTAAACGCACCATGTTTGTTGCGCCATACCTGACACTGGTTCACCAGACTGCTCAGCGTTTCATGCAGTACGGACTGCCGGAAAACCAGATCAGCTATGTATGGCGTGATTACCAGCCGCACGACCCGGATCGCCTTATTCAGATTGCTTCTGCTGACACGCTGATCCGCCGTGAATTCCCGGACAATATCGACCTGCTGATTATCGATGAAGCCCACATGAAACGCCGTGCGCTGCTGGAGATCATCCGCGACCGTGACATCCGCGTGGTGGGTTTGTCAGGTACGCCGTTTTCCCCGTGGATGGGGCAGTATTACGAGCGCCTTATTAAGCCGACCACGATGAAAGAGCTGATCAGCATTGGTGACCTCAGCCCATACGAATTTTACGCACCGACAACACCGGATCTGGCAGGTGTGAAGACATCCAGCCTGGCGGGCTTTGGTCGTGATTACAACGAGGACCAGCTGGCAGAAATCATGGGTGATGCTGCTCTGGTTGGCGATATCGTCAGTAACTGGCTTCAGAACGGTGAAGACCGGCCCACAGTGTGCTTCTGCGTCAACCAGTCTCATGCGGGGTTCATCACAACAGAATTTAACCGTGCTGGCGTTGCAGCAGAAATCATCATTGACGCGACACCACCCGATGAGCGCCGGATGATTATCCATCGCTTTGAGCAGGGCGCTACAAAGGTAATCGTCAATGTTGGTGTGCTGACGGCAGGTTTTGACAGCGATGTGCGCTGCATCATCTATGCGCGCCCGACTAAATCAGAAATGCGCTGGATCCAGTGTCTGGGCCGCGGGCTGCGCACTGCATCAGGAAAAGACCACTGCCTGATTTTCGATCACAGCGGAAGCATCCACCGGCTGGGATATCCAGACGACATCGAGTATGACGAGCTGCCAGGCAAAAGTGATGGCATGAAAGCTGCCGGCGGCTATATCGACAGCGACAAGCCAGAGAAAAAGCCGAAGGAGTGCAATCAGTGTCACTTCATGAAGCCTGCCGGTGTTTATGTCTGCCCCAAGTGCGGATTCAAGCCCGTTGGCGGTGAGAACGTTGAGACTGACACCAGCCGGAATCTGCATAAGCTGACCGGGAAGAAGCGCATTTATACCCGCAGGGAAAAGCAGTCTTGGTGGAGCCAGATTAAAGGCTATCAGAGATTCAGGGCTTTCAGCGGGAAAAAGCCGGTATCTGATGGCTGGTGTGCGCACACCTTCAGAGAGAAGTTTGGAGAATGGCCTAATGGTCTTTCAGATTTCCCAACGGAAACAGGGCCGGAAGTAGCCGGTTATATCAAGGCTAAGTTCATCGCTTTCAGTAAATCACGAGGTGCCGCCTGATGAAAACGGTTGAGGCGGCAGTTGGTAAGTGGCCGCAGATATTCAAAGCGTTTGGACTGCCTCCTGTTACAGGCCTGAAGCACTGGGCGAAAGAATGCCCTGTGTGTGACCGAAAAGGGAAGTTCCGCATTGACGATAAAGACGGTCGCGGTACGTGGATTTGCAGCTGCGGTAGTGGTGACGGATGGAAACTGCTTGAGCTGACGCAGCAGAAGTCTATCCGCGAATTGTTTGCAGAGGTGGATCAGATTATCGGCAATGTCTGGCAGCGTGACCCCAGCGCTCCGCAACGTCAGAAGCAGGTTGCAACGGTGGATCAAATACGCGATGCCGTATTGCGCAAGTTCGCTGACATGCAGGGTCTGCGCGACACACCCGCTCAGTCTTATCTCAGCAGCAGAGGAATATTCACGCTGCCGGTGCCGGATGCGGCCAGATACTGTTCCAGCCAGCCACTGCATGGTGGCGGCTCACTGCAGGCAATTTGGTCACTGGCAACCGACAGCAAAATGAACCTGTGTTACCTGCATCGCACGCTACTCGATGGAGATAAAAAAGCAGATGTTGATATGGCTAAAAAACAGAAAAAGCTACAGGACGATAGCTATCTGGAATATGCCGTATCGGTAGCGATTAGGTTGTTCCCGGTTGCCTCGACGCTGGGTATTGCTGAGGGCGTAGAAACAGCGCTGTCCTGCAAACAGCTGTACGGCGTCAATACATGGTCAGTCATTAACGCGAACTTCATGGAAAAATTTCTCGCGCCGGCAGGGGTAACACACCTGATTATTTTCACCGACATGGACAGACATACCGCAACGGGGCATTCGGCGGCGTTTGCCTGTGCCCATAGAAATTTACTGGCAAAAAACGACATACAGAAAGTAACCGTGCGCTGGCCTGACTCTGATGACTTTAACGACGTCATCCAGAAAGGCGATCAGGTTCGGGAGCTCACTTTTAATCGAAAGGCGGTAGCATAATGCGCGATATTCAAATGGTTTTGGCTCGTTGGGGTGCATGGGCAGCAAGCGGTGATACAAATATTGGCTACCCGCGTACAGCTGCTGGTCTTTCACGCCTGCTTCCCGCCAGCCGGGCCGGGCGTCCGTCATGCTGTGACGATGATGGCATGTTTATCAGTGAAGCAATGATCCGCCTGAGCAAACACGACGAATACCTTTGCGCAATTTTAGAAAAGTATTACATAGATGGGATGACACTCAGGGCGCTGGAAAAGGTGCTGGGCATTTCCTACAACACCGTTTCAGTGCGCATCCAGCAGGGTGAGAGTTTTATTCAGGGAGCGCTTTGCGCATTGGATATTAAGCTGGAAATGGATCGGGAATGTCAGAAAGAAAATATTTTACCACCGAAACTGAAATTAGTTGTGTCATGTGTATTAGTCGCGACTTGATCTGACACTGGACCTTGAAAGGTTGAGAGTTACCGGTTTTGATATAGGTGTCCAATCCTTAAACAAAACGCGAGGTAACTCTCATGCTTCATACTAACAATCCCATCATCAAACACAAAGCCGGCCTGCTCAATCTCGCCGAAGAACTCGGCAACGTATCAAAAGCCTGCAAGATCATGGGCGTGTCACGCGACACGTTTTACCGTTATCAGGAACTGGCTGCTGAAGGCGGCATTGATGCGCTGGTTAACCAGAACCGGCGGGTTCCCAACCTGAAGAACCGCGCCGACGAAGCCACTGAACGCGCGGTTGTTGAATATGCCGTTGAGTTTCCGGCCCACGGGCAGCACCGGACCAGCAATGAGCTGCGTAAAAAAGGCGTGTTTATCTCCGGCAGCGGCGTGCGCTCCGTCTGGCAGCGACACGATCTGGAGAACTTCCGTAAACGCCTGAAGGCGCTTGAGGAAAAGGTCGCCAGAGAAGGCATCGTGCTTACCGACGCTCAAATCGCTGCACTGGAGAAAAAGGCACACGACGACGATGCCTGTGGTGAAATCGAGACGGCTCACCCGGGTTATCTGGGGTCGCAGGACACTTTCTACGTTGGCAATCTGAAGGACGTGGGCCGCATCTACCATCAGACGTTCGTGGATACGCACTCGAAAGTGGCCCACTGCAAGCTGTATACGAGTAAAACGCCGATCACAGCTGCCGACCTGCTCAATGATCGTGTACTGCCGTTCTATGAGGCTCAGGGGCTGCCAATGCTGAGAATACTGACCGACAGGGGTACGGAGTACTGTGGTAAAGTGGAGCAGCATGATTATCAGCTTTATCTGGCGATCAACGATATCGACCATACAAAAACGAAGGCGATGTCTCCGCAGACAAACGGCATCTGCGAGCGCTTCCATAAAACCATTTTGCAGGATTTTTATCAGGTTACGTTCCGCAAGAAGTTATACGGAGACCTGGAAAGCCTGCAGGCAGATCTGGACAACTGGTTGTGGCATTACAATAATGAGCGAACTCATCAGGGAAAAATGTGCTGCGGGCGAACGCCGATGGCGACTTTACTTGATGGAAAACGAGTCTGGGCAGAAAAGAATCTGAACCAGATTTAATCTGACAGACACCTGTATAAATAACCGGTAACTGTCAGATCAGGTCTGAGCTAGTACATGTCATGACAAAACCGGCTTTATTCTGCTATGAGTTGTCACTACGCACTGACACATAACATTCGAAACCTCGCCAATTGGCGGGGTTATTTATTTCTTTTCACCAGCTCAATTCTTTCTTGAGATGTGACATTTTAACTAATACTTCATCAGGGTTTTTAATCACAAAGCTCGCCGGAAAAAATACCGGGCCATCGGAAGGGTTTTCGTCATGCCAGTGCTTTGTTATTGCAATGTCATGGGCCTCCAGATATTGGTCAATCGCAAACTGAAATTTTTTCCTGTTCCGGTTTGGAATAAGGTGAAGCAGTTTTTTAAGCTCTGACTCTCTGATTTTCCTGAACGGATAAGATCCTCCCTCTATAGCCTCAATCTCGTCGAGCAGCTTTTCCAGCAATGGTGCGGCGGCTTCCCTGAATCTGGTTTTAACGGAACTTTTTACACTGAGAAAGTGCGGAGTAATGATCCCAATCACGGCGATTACGACTCCGATAATTGCAATCCAGTTGCTTAAGCCAAGTGGCTCCATCATGAGGTTTCCATGTCTGAGACGATTAACTGTCAATACCGATCGAATTCTGACCCACCCTGCCAAAGTAAAACTGACCCACCCCCTTTGAATCATTCGAGCGTTGTTGCTTTCGTTTTCTTCTGGAGTTGACCGCTTTTCAGCTTATCTTTCAGTCGATAGCTTTGGCCGCTGATTTGGGCGATATGCGCATGGTGAAGCAGCCGATCCAGCATCGCTGCCGTCAGTGTCTCGTCATCACCAAACGTTCCGGACCACTGCGTAAACGGCAGGTTGCTGGTCAGGATCACGCTGCCTGACTCATACCGTTTAGCGACTACCTGGAAGAACAGGTTCGCCTCCATTTTACCGAACGGCAGATATCCCACTTCGTCGATGATCAACAGCTTAGGTTTACCTACGACGCGGTTCAGGTAGCCCTTCAGGTCACCCTGACGATGTGACGCCATCAGTTGCAGCATCATGTCGGCGGCGGTAATGAACCGAATGCTTAAACCCGCCATCGCGGCCTTATAGCCAATGGCGGTCGCCAGGTGCGTTTTGCCGACGCCAGAAGGCCCGAGCAGGACAACGTTCTCCTGACGTTCGATAAATGTCAGACCCGCCAACTCCTGGATCTGACTTCGTGGAACGCCACTGGCATAGGCGTAATCGAACTGCTCCAGTGTTTTTATCACCGGCAGGCCTGATAACCGCAAAATGGTCTGGCGACGCCGTTCGTTCTGGCCATCATGCTGGAGCTGCAAAACGGCTTCCAGGAAGTCGGCATGCGTGCCGCTGTTGTCGATGGTCGCCTGTGCCACACCCGGCCACTCTGCCGGCAGGCGGTCGAGCTTGAGTTGCTCGCAGAGCGCGGCAATACGATCATGTTGAAGGTTCATGCTGGCACCTCGAGCAAGGCCTGGTACGTTGCCAGAGGATGTTGCAGGCTCTCGGTCGGCACCGGACGCTGGCTGAGCGCTGGGACAGGTGCAGGCAATGCCAACGTGACCTTCGGTAACGGCAATAGCGCAGCACGCTCGCGCGGCATGCGCTGCTCAGGCGGTACGCCTGTGGTGCCATGCACTCGTGTGTTCGCGACGGTGACCAGCCACTCGCCGATGCGTGTGTTGGCAGCAGGTACATCCAGTACCAGCCCGGCCTGCCGGAAGGTCGCGGTAAGAGGCACGATAAAGCTGTTCTTGAGGTAATGGTTAAACCGCTCAACCTTACCCTTGGTCTTGGCGCGATAGGGTCGGCAGACCTTGGGAGTAAAGGCATACTTCTCGGCGACGTGCATCAACTGCGGGTTCCAGCGATGCTTACCGGGGCCGTAGACATCGCGCTCAATGATGATGGCCTTGGCGTTGTCGAACAGCAGCTGATGCGGCGTCCCGCCGAAGAACCTGAGCGCAGACTCAATGCCGTCACACCAGGCAGCGGAGTCCTGGTTGCTGTAAAACTTGACGAAAGTCGCGCGGCTCCAGCCCAGCGTGGCGACAAAGGCCAGCAATGGGTTATGACCGAGTCTGATGATGGTGAAATCAACTTGCATCTGAAAGCCAGGCTCGGTCTCGAAGCGTGTTACCTCTTCAGTGACGGGCTGCTTAATGGGGTGCAGGAAAGCGGTCAGCATGCTGTAACCACCCTCGTAACCACGCTGACGGATCTCGCGCAGCAGCACACTGGCGGGTATCCAGAGGGGCCTGGCAGCGGCCACGCGCTCAAGGATATAGGTCTTGAACGGGTCAAGCTTGCAGGGTCTGGGTGCGCGAGGCTTGTAGCGCATATCCGCTACGGGCAGCGGGCTACGAATATATCTGCGAACGGTCTCACGAGAGCATGAAAGCTGGCGCGCGATGGCGCGTATCGACATGCCCTGACGGTGTAAAACACTAATCTCCACTCTGGTCTCCAATGTCATCATTGGCAGTGCCTTAAAACTGCCATTTTTACCCTAGGTGGGTCAGATTTACATCGGCAGGTGGGCCAGTTTTACATCGGTAGCGACAATTAACGCGATACTTCCAGTATTTTCGCTTGGATTTGCATGTTTCGCGCTGGGGTACATTATCGGTTTTGTACGTGGTCGAGAATGATCACAGATTAGTACTGGTAGGAGCAGTATGGAATCCTGATATTTAAACAGTAAGCACAACAGATAAGCCCCCTGACGTGACATTGCTTTGCAATGCTCGTGTTGTGAAACAGGAGGCTTTTCGTTGTGGTGATTGCGCTAATCGTCAAATAAGCAGGAACAAGTACGCGACTTGTACGATGGCTATCCGGCATTAGACCGGCACACCCTAGCCAGCGCCTTCACCACACAATATTCAGGGTAGGTCGTATAAAGGTTATTACGGTTGGCTGTTAACCAACTTATCGTGGTTCGAATCCACGCCTTCCCGCCACACATGCAAACTTAGCTGAGATGGATTAGCGCTTGCCTGAAGAGCTTGAGAGGGTGGATCGTTACCACTAGTTTGCACCAGACAATCCCCGGTCATGACGATGACAGTAATTACCGCTTAGCGTCGGGGGCTATTTAATTTCAGCGCCAATATGCTGCATCTTCTTCAGCACCTTGTTCAGATCTTCTTCTGAGAGCGCCAGCTGTGCTGCCATGAAGAAAAGAATATGCGGTGACATATCACGCGGTGACTCGCCGCCTGTGTATTTGCGCCACTGGCTGTTACTGGCAACGCCAGCCAGGTCAGCCATCTGATTGCCCGTGTATCCGAGTTCGTCTTTAAGGCGAATCAGATCGTCGGTAGTAGGTGGGGAATACTCTTTAATCAGTCTCATCAGCGCACCTGTTAAAAAGCCCCTTTCGGGGCTTTCGTTAAATCATTTTCAGAAGAACCGTTGTGATTGTTGCTACTGCACCAATCAGGCCGGACGCTACAACAATCGGATACCAGGTTGATTCGCGATTGAGCTTAGAGGTTTCCGCAATCAACTTGGCAATCTCAGCGTTGATCTTCGCTAATTCTGCCTGGGTCATTTCTTCTGTTCTCATGTTCATCCTTTCGGGTTTCGGGCTGCGACCTGTTCGCTACCTCATGTGATAAATGATAGCCCCTTTGGTGCTATATGTCAATGCCCGGAATTACACTTTTCGCCCTTGCCAATAGCGTGACCTCATTGATTTCCCTGTGTGGCAGTGGGCGAATTTTCTGCACAAAAAAAATCCGCACTCAGGCGGATTATTCGTTGTTGACTGCGCAATGGCAGGTCGGTGCTTTTCTCTCGACAAGAAAAGTTTAACCGGGCTTGTCCTGTTCAACATTTAGACAAATCTTAAACCGGACAGGTCCCCATTAAGGGGGTTGGTATGAAAACTATGGCAGACAAAGTAACGACAGCGGCGGCATACACGACCTCCGGCGCTACTTTTCTCGCTGGGAGCATGTCATTGAATGAGTGGCTGGCTATTGGTGGCTTCATTCTTGCAGTGCTGACGTTCGCAGTGAACATCCATTTCCAGCGTAAAAGAGACCGGCGCGAAGAGCGCATGAGCCAGATGAGATGGGGGGCGGCAAGTGAGTCAAATAATCCAGATACTTAATTTTGAGGAAGGTTACCGCGAGTCGCCTTATCTCGATACCCAGGGGTTCCCTACTGTGGCCGGTGGCATCCGCATCGGACCAAAGGGCGCATCACTGAGCAATTACATCTTCCAGGTGCCACGCAAAGTTGGTGATGTCTGGAAGCAGGTAATTGTGGACGGAAAAATCAATGCGATGAATTCCAGAAGCAATATCAAAGCTGCAATGGCGAATTGCAATCCGGCGCGTCAGGACATCCTGATTAGCATGGCCTACCAAATGGGCGTCGATGGACTTGCGCTATTCAGGGGCACACTTGGTTCGATCGCTGCTGGTGATTTCAATGCTGGAGCCAATGGCATGTTGGATAGCCTGTGGGCCCGTCAGACGCCTGATCGCGCCCGCAGACATGCAGAAGTGATGCGAACAGGTACATACGACATCTACAGAGGGAAAATATGAAAATTCAGCTCGTTGAGGATGCCCGCAACTGGTGGCGCTGGCACTCGACAAAAGCGATCGTTGCGTTGGGACTACTGCCTACAGTGTGGTTTGAACTGCCACCTGAATGGAAGGCTGAATTTCCGTCTACATGGATGCGCGTGGCGGCGCTGGTGGTAATGGCTGTTGGCCTGTATACCCGCGTCACCTTGCAGAAACCTCCGAAGGATTAAGCTGATGGGAATTGAAACCATTATCGGCGCAATCGTTGCGGTTGTGGCTGCGATCGCTGCGGCGTTTGGTCTGGGCCATGCAAAAGGCAAAAGCACGGCAGAGGCCAGGGCTCAACAGCAGCAAACAGTAGAGGCAGCAGCGGCAACCAAAGCAGCCGCAGAACGCCGCGTGGAAGCATCAAAAGGGGCCAGCGATGTACAGCAGAATATTAGCCGTCAGTCTGACGACGATGTTGATCGCCAGCTGTGCGACAAATGGACCCGTTAAACCGGTTGTTGTCGATACGGCCTGTGACTGGGTGAAGCCTGTCTATGTGACGCGTCACGATGTAGAAGTGCTGGACACACTGACAAAGCGAGACATTCTGACGCATAACGAGATGTGGCGAAAGAATTGCGGGCCATCCGCAAAATAGAGTCGAGGTAAAGATGGGAAGGAAATCGCCAACACCTGCGACGGCTAACTACCAGCGACCCGCAGCACCGCCGCCACCGCCGGATGCCGATGAATAATTTGCTGAGCGTGTCCGCGCTATTCTCCGTGAGGAAATGCGGATAGGCGGGATTCTCTCGCGGCGCTGGCAGGCATTACAGAGCGTCTGCAAGCGGGTGCTCGATAATGCTGCTCATAGCAAGGCGGGTTCATGGAGCTGGTTGCAACATTTGGCAGTGCGCAATGTCAGATGCCAAGAGCTGGGGACTTAGCCCGCCGTGCTATGAGTATCAACTATTTGGAGTGAATATGTCATATCAAACCGAGCAGCAGCGTAAGCGTCAGCGCGAGGAAGAAGAACGCCGCCGCCACCAAAGCAATACCGGCTCAAGCAGCGATCTGATGAACCCGCTTAACCCCATCAGCCCGATTTACGTTGGCAGCGACTACAGCAGCTCAAGCAGCTCTGATTCATGCAGTGGCGGCTACGACTCTGGCAGTTCGTCAGATAGCGGTGGCAGTTGCGGTAGTGATTAATGCAGGCCGCCTACGGGCGGTTTTATTTTGTGCTGAAAACTGCATTCACTGAGTTCACTTTTCAGCATAGACACAATGAATCATCGGTTGGTGGTCTCACCATTGCCGAGGGTTAATCATATCCAGCCAGCAGGAAACGCTTAATGGCTAGCAATTCACCCTGGCACAACCTCTATAACTCTAAGCGCTGGTATCGACTTCGCTATCACCAGCTCCAGAAGCAACCGCTGTGTGAGTTCCACCTCAGGCGCAATCAGGTTATCTCAGCATCTATCGTTGACCACATCAAGCCACATAAAGGCGATGTTGAGTTATTTCATAATCCCGACAATCTCCAGTCACTTTGCAAGCGTTGCCACGACTCCGTAAAGCAGCGTCTGGAGAAGGGCGGAACGGTGACTGAGTTCGACGATGAAGGGCGCGTTATCTGGTAACAGGAGAAAGAATGAAAGACCTCAAGATTGAGTACCGCGACGGCAGACTGGTAGAGCTGCGTGTTGATGGCGTACTCGTCAATGGTGTCACCGCAATGCACTTCAGCCACGTAGTGGGCGACACAGTGCCACGGCTCACCCTGACCACGGGCCTCACCGGCACCGAGTCCCTGAGTATTGGTGCGGACACCCCGCAGAAGCCACGCTACATCCATAAATGAGAATAAATCTCAAATGTGCATCAGCAGGCAGGGGGAGGGGCAAAACTCTGACCGACCTCGCGTAAAGACCGCGCCCTCAGTCTTTTTTTTAAAAACGTCCAGAAAAAAAGGAAAAATGCGATGGCTCAGCGAGGCAGAAAATCTCTTGCCGCGACGTCGGCTGTCTCGCTGCCAGCACTGGCTGAAAGCAGGTTACAGCCTTCATTGCACCTCAGTGACCCTGAAATAAATGTCTGGGTCCGGCTCGTTAACGACAATCCGGCCAGTTCATTCACCGAAACTCATCGCGACATGATGGAGATGTACTGCCGTCATGTGGTGCAGGCGCGACTGCTGACCACTCAGCTTGAAGATTTTGAGATGGAGTGGCTGTCTCGTGAAGACGGTCTGAAGCGTTACGACAAGCTTCTTACCATGCGTGAACGCGAGGTGCGTTCGGCATCCTCTCTGGCGACCAGGCTGAGGATCACCCGGCAAGCGACGGCAGACCCCAAAACAGTGGGGCGTGCACATAACAATCTCGCCCGGGAGAAAAAACCCTGGGAAATTGATTAAGGCTGTTAGCCGATGGCTAAAAAAATTCTGACAAGGGCCGAACGCAACATTGCCTGGTGCGAAAAGCACATCCTGATCCCTGAAGGTAAATATGTCGGCCAGCCTCTTAAAATGGCTGATTTTATGAAGGACGACTTCAGAGCCATTTTCGACAACGAGCATGGTACTCGACGGGCGATCATCAGCCGGGGGCGCAAGAACGCTAAAACGGTAGAGACAGCGATGTTAATGCTGCTTTATCTGGTTGGCCCGGAGGCGGCGCATAACTCGCAGCTGTACTCAGCAGCCCGATCACGCGATCAGGCCGCCATCCTTTTTAACCTGGCGTCGAAAATGTGCCGCATGAATCCTTCGCTCATGCAGTACGTGGCTATTAAAGATTCAGCGAAAGAAATTCACTGTCCCGATCTTGGCTCTTATTACCGTGCGTTGAGCGCCGAAGCTACCACAGCCTATGGCTTCTCGCCGCGCTTTGTCGCCCACGATGAACTTGGGCAGGTGCGCGGGCCGCGTGATCCTTTATATGAGGCACTGGAAACGGCAACTGCTGCTCAGGACAATCCCATTTCCGTCATCATCAGCACGCAGGCACCCGATGCGAGTGACCTGCTCAGCCTGCTTATTGACGATGGTCTGACGGGCGCAGACCCGCGAACGGTAGTCAGGTTACAGACCGCGCCAGAAGACATCGACCCGTTCTCAGTTGAGGCGATAAGACTGGCGAACCCGGCGTTCGACGTGTTCATGAATCAAAAAGAAGTTCTGGATATGGCCGCGAGCGCTAAGCGCCTGCCGTCCCGCCAGGCTGAATTTGAAAACCTCGTGTTGAACCGCAGGGTGGAGGCAAAAAGCCCGTTCGTCAGCCAGACCGTCTGGCACATGAATAAAGAAGAGCCCGATGAACTCACTGGCAAAACAGTTTGGGGTGGGCTTGACCTGTCGAGCGTATCAGACCTGACTGCGCTGGTGCTGACAACGGCTAAAGGCGATGTTCACAGCAAGTTCTGGCTTCCGGCTGATGGTCTGGCAGACAAAGCGCGCAATGACCGCGTGCCTTATGACATCTGGGCGCGACAGGGATTCCTTAATACGACGCCCGGCAAGGCAATTGAATACGCCTTCATTGCAAGAGAGCTTAGGAAAATTTTCGACTCCTGCAATGTCCGCGCTATCGCATTTGACCGCTACAACATGCGATTTCTTCGTCCGCACCTGATTGATGCTGGCTTTACGGAAGCCGGGCTTGAGCGATTCGTTGAGTTCGGTCAGGGATTTGTCTCAATGTCTCCTGCGCTCAGGGAGCTTGAAGCCAAGCTTCTCGGCGCGCAACTGAAGCATGGCAACCATCCTATTCTGGAAATGTGTGCCAAGAACGCTACGGTCATCACCGATCCCGCTGGAAACCGTAAGTTTGTAAAAGGCAAATCCAGCGGGCGCATTGATGGCATGGTCGCGCTTGCTATGTCCATCGGCGCGCAGACCAGCGACGAGGTAGAGGACCAGGGCGACGTTAACGATTTCATTTACAACTTTTTGAGCGTTTAACATGGCAGATACCGATTACAGCATTGACCTGCGGACACGTTCGCCATTCTGGGCCCGGATGGCCTCCATTCTTACCGGCGGCCGCCTGGTATCGCCGGATAAAGGCTCGCAGATGGCGGGCACATCGGCGCATGGAACCGTTGGTGAATCCGTGGTAACTGATGAGCGAAACATGCAAATCAGCACGGTATGGGCCTGCATCCGGCTTATCTCAACCGTTACAGCCTCGCTTCCACTGGATGTTTACGAAACAGTTAATGATGAGCGCCGTAAAGCGGATAACAGTAACCCGCTGGCTAAGCTTCTCCGCTTTCGTCCTAACAACTTCATGACGGCGCTTGAGTTCCGCGAAGCCATGACAATGCAGCTCTGTGCGTACGGCAACGCTTATGCGCACGTTGAGCGAAACGGCGTTGGTGATGTGATCAGCATGGTACCGCTGATGAGCGCCAATATGGACGTGCGTCTGAGTGATAACGGCAAAAACGTCATTTATCGCTATAAGCGAGATTCCGAATACGCTGACTTCAAGCCGAAAGAAATTTTCCACTTGAAGGGTTTTGGTTTTAACGGTCTGGTAGGGCTGTCACCGCTGGCGTTCAGCGCAAAATCGGCGGGCGTGGCAATCGCCATGGAAGACAATCAGCGCGAGTTCTTCGCCAACGGCGCGAAATCTCCACAGATTCTGATGACAGATGGCAAAGTGCTCACCAAAGAGCAGCGCGGTCAGCTTGAAGAGAACTTCAAAGAAATCGCTGGCGGCCCGGTTCGAAAGCGCCTCTGGATACTAGAGAGCGGGTTTACCACGCAATCCATCGGCGTATCACCGCAGGATGCGCAGATGCTTGAAGCCCGTAAGTTTCAGGTGGCTGAACTGGCGCGATTTTATGGCGTTCCACCTCACCTGGTGGGTGATGTTGAGAAAACCACCTCATGGGGTAGCGGCATTGAACAGCAGAATCTTGGATTCCTTCAGTACACGCTAAAGCCTTATCTGGATCGCTGGGAATACAGCATTGAGCGCTGGCTTGTTAAGGAGTCTGAACAAGGCAAGCTTCACGCCGAGCATAATTTAGATGGCCTGCTGCGCGGTGATTCAGCCAGCCGCGCCACATTCATGCAGACCATGGTGAACACCGGCATTCGCACAGTTAATGAAGTCCGAAGACTGGATAATCTGCCACCTCTTCCTGGTGGCGATGTCGCCACGCGGCAATCTCAAAACATCCCGATCACTGACCTCGGAACAAACGACAAGCCCCGCACTGACGGGGCTTAATTTTTATGGGGGCTTCAATGCCGGACATTCAGAAAACGCTGTCCTTTAATCAGGCAGAAATTAAGTTTGCAGGCGATGGCAGTCAGGGGATTTTTGAAGGTTACGCCTCTGTGTTTAACAACACCGACTCGGACGGAGACATTATCCTTCCTGGCGCTTTTAAAAACACGCTTGCCACACAAAGCCGCAAGGTAGCGATGTTTTTCAATCACCGCACATTTGAAGTGCCGGTAGGTAAATGGGAATCACTGGAAGAGGATGAAAAGGGCCTTTATGTGAAAGGTCAGTTAACGCCGGGACTGAGTGCTTCCTCTGATCTGAAAGCAGCCATGCAGCACGGTACCGTTGAAGGTATGTCGGTCGGTTTCTCAGTATCGAAAGACGACTACAGCATTGGTACCACCGGGATGATCTTCAGGAACATCTCTTATCTTCGGGAAATCAGCGTTTGCACTTTCCCGGCCAACGAACTCGCTGGCGTTTCCGCCATGAAGAGTATCGAAACCATCAAAACCATTCGAGACGCAGAAGCTTTCCTGAGGGATTCAGCAGGGCTTTCGCGTGCAGAAGCACAGGCATTTCTTGCCAGTGTTAAGTCCGCAGGTCGGAGTGAGTCCGGTAGCGGCGACATTGACGCGCTTGCAAAGCGCATAACTTCCTTTGCCGCTAATCTGCGGAACGCATAACGGAGCATTACATGTCTGAATTAGCCACTCTCGAAAAAGCGATTGAGAATTCACAGAAAGAAGTGAAGCAACTCATCGAAGAGCAGCGTAAGTCTATTGCCGAAAACGGTCAGGTAAACCAGCAACTGCAGGCTGACCTGACCAAGGCGCAGGATGAGCTGAAAACCACCGGTACCCGCCTGTTTGACCTGGAACAGAAGCTTGCAGGTAATTCCCCGGATCAGACTGCACAGAAGTCTTTTGCTGAGCGTGTATCTGAAGACCTGATTAAAGGCTGGGATGGCACCCGCACCAAAGCGAAAGTGACCAGCTTTGATAAAGCGATTGGTTCGGGAACAACCTCTGCTGGCGCACTGGTTCAGCCACAGCAGGTACCGGGCATCCTCATGCCGGGCCTGCGCCGCCTGACTGTTCGTGATCTGCTGGCTCAGGGGCGTATCACCAGTAACTCACTGGAATACGTACGTGAAAACGTGTTTACCAACGCCGCGGCTCCTGTACCTGAAGGAACCCTGAAGCCTGAGAGCAACATCACCTTCACCAAAGAAACGGCGAACGTGAAAACCATCGCCCACTGGATTCAGGCTTCCCGTCAGATTATGGACGATGCGCCAGCGCTTCAGTCCTACATCAATGCGCGCATGATGTATGGTCTGGCTCTGGTAGAAGAAAACCAGATGCTGAACGGTGACGGCACTGGCGATAACCTTCAGGGCCTGAACGTAGTGGCGAATGACTACGAGAGTACGCTGAATGCTACCGGTGATACGAGCGCTGACGTTCTGGCGCATGCAATCTACCAGGTTTCTCTCAGTGAGTTTGAAGCTGATGGCATTATCCTGAACCCGGCAGACTGGCACCGCATCGCTCTGCTGAAAGATGCCAACGGCAACTACATTCTGGGCGGACCTCAGGCGTTCGCATCAAAAGTTCTGTGGGGCTTGCCGGTTGTATCGACCACGGCGCAGACGGCAGGAAAATTCACCGTTGGCGCATTTGGCCTGGCGTCTCAGGTGTGGGATCGCATGGATGCCACTATCGAAATCAGCAACCAGGATCGCGATAACTTCGTGAAAAACATGCTGACCATCCTGTGCGAAGAACGCCTGGCGCTGGCGCACTACCGTCCTGCAGCTATCGTCACTGGCGATGTTGCGGTTTCCTCCGGCGAATAACAGAAGGGCGCGGTCAGTAATGGCCGCGTTTAATGTATGAAAATTAAAGCTCTCCGTATGTTCTCGCATTACCACCTGGGTACGGTATCCCAGGGCGAAACCCGCGTGGTGAAGAAAGAAATCGGCGAAGCGCTTGTGAAACTGCACCTTGCCGAAGAGATTGAGCCCGAAAAGGCGGAAACTTCCGTTCCTGAACAACCTGTAAAAGCTAAAGCCGGGGGTAAAGGTGGAAATAAGCGCGGAGCAGATGGAGCTGATAAAGAAGCATCTGAGAGTTGATAGCAGTGATGAAGATGACCTGATTGCAGGATATGCGCAGGCATCAGTCGATTTTGTTGAGCATTACTGCGATGGCACTCTGGTTGTTGAACTCACCCCTCCCGTTGAAAATGAAGAACCTCTTCGTGAGGTTCTTTTTTCTTCCGGTATCTGGCAGGCGATGCTGCTGCTTATTGGTCAGTATTATGCGAACCGTGAAGCGAGCGGACAGAGTCAGGCTGAAATTCCGTTTGGTGTGGAGGCGTTGTTATACCGACACCGCAAGTGGCACTGATGGCGTGCTCAGGATGCCAAAAGCGCCGCGAATGGCTAAAGAGAATGGTGGCACTCGCTAATGAAAGAATTACAGGAAAGCCTGCTGGCAACCACGCTGGAGAAGCTGGCAGAGAGCCTTCATCAGGTAGCGGAGGGCATGAAGGCGCAGACCGAAGCGATAAACCGCCTGGCTGAGTCTAACGAAGCCCTCGCTGCTGTTGTTTATCAGTCAATGATTGATGAGTCTGATCCCGATATTCCGGCACCAACATATCTTAGCGGTGCAGCTAAGGGGTAACTATGCAGGCTGGAAAATTACGTCATCGCATCTCACTTCAGAAGCCAGTAAAAACGCAGAACCCTTCTACCGGCGCGGTCGTCAATTCATGGCAGGAAATAGCAAAGCTGTGGGCTGAAGTTGCACCGCTTTCGGCGAGAGAGTTTGTGGCAGCACAGGCGACCCAGAGTCAGGTCACAACGCGCATCATCATTCGTTTTCGCAGTGATGTAACAGCCAAACACCGCATCGTTTACGGCGGTAAGATTTTCAACATCGAAGGCGTACTGGCTGACGACAAAAGCGGACGTGATTATCTGACTCTGCCTTGCTCGGAGGGCGTTAACGATGGCTGATGGCGTTGATTTCACCCTTACTGGCATGGATTCCCTGCTGGGCAAGCTGGATGAAATCAGCGATGACCTTCGCCGTAAGGGTGGAAGAGCAGCATTACGCCGCGCGGGGAATGTCATCGTTGATAAAGCCAAAGCTAATGCCCGCCAACTGGATGACACCTCAACAGGCAGGAGCATTGCAGATAACGTTGCGCTTCGCTGGAACGGCAGGCTGTTTAAACAAACAGGTAACCTTGGGTTTCGCATTGGCGTAGCACATGGTGCAGTTCTGCAGAAGCACCCTGACAAGAGCGCGAATGCTCCCACACCTCACTGGCGATTACTTGAATTCGGCACCGAGAAGATGAAAGCGCAGCCTTTCATGCGTCCGGCTGCTGAAAGCAGTATTGACCAGGTAGTGACGATATTTGGTACTGAGTACGAACTGGCAATTGACCGGGCAATTAAACGCGCCCGTAAGAAAGGGCAGTCACCGTGATAGCACCTATTTTTCCTGTATGCAGCGCCAGTCCTGAAGTTAATTCACTGATTGGTGGTGACAGCCTTCGCCTGTATCCGTTTGGTCAGCAGGATGATGATGTTATCTACCCCTATGCAGTCTGGCAAAACATCAGCGGTGAGCCAGAGAATTATCTGGGGCAGCGTCCCGATGCAGACTCATTCACGCTTCAGGTAGATGTTTATGCCGATACGCCTGATGAAGCTATTGCTGTCGCCGCAGCGCTACGCGATGCAATTGAGGCGCACGCTTACATCACCCGATGGGGCGACCAAACCCACGATAACGAAACCAAGCGGTACCGCTATTCATTTGATGTCGACTGGATAGTGCCGCGATAACCGAATTATTCACCCACCGGCCATGTGCCGGTTTTTTATGACCGGAGATAACCATGTCTGTATTGACGCAAGGCACGCAGCTTTTCGTGCTCGCCAGTGGCGCGGTGAGCGAAGTGGAATGCATCACCGCATTCTCACCGGGCAGCAGCCCAGCCGACCAGATTGAAGATACCTGTCTTTCTGAAAAGTTTGACCGTACCTATAAGCGTGGTCTGCGTACTCCCGGAGCGGCTTCACTGACACTGAACGCTGATCCAAAAAATACCAGCCACGTAATGCTGCACAACCTGTCGATTTCTGATGATGAGAATGATCAGGACCTGACGTTTGCGATTGGTTGGGCTGATGGCACCGCGTCACCTACAGCTGCTGCAGAAGATGCAAGCGGTGCTGTTGATGGCCTGGTGCTACCCGACAGCCGAACCTGGTTTGTTTTCAAAGGCTACGTCTCCGACTTCCCGTTTGATTTCGCGGCCAACACAGTCGTTTCCTCCTCCGCTTCTATCCAGCGTTCCGGTTCTGCGGTGTGGATTCCTAAAACAGCCTCTTAAACTGATGGGGCTTTTCGCCCCATTTTGCGAGACAACAAATGAAATTAACGCTTGAAGCACTCAAGGATTCGGGCGCGTTTACCGGACGTCCTGTAGAAAAAGAAATCACCTGGAAACAGGGCGATAAGAAAATCACTGCGACCGTTTATGTGCGCCCAATGGGTTATCACACTGCGACATCTGATGTGCTGGCTTTTGGCGGGAAAGTAGATGGCGTTGCGGGTCGAATTGCGGCATCCATCTGCGATGAATTTGGTAAGCCTGTCTTTACCCCCGCCGACATCACAGGTGAGGCAGACCCAGAGCGCGGCGCGCTCGATGGAGCGTTAACCGTAGCCCTGCTGGTGGCTATTCAGGAAGTTAACGATCTGGGAAAGACTTCGAGCTCAGCGCCGAAGACGAATTCTGGTGCGAGCTCGTCCTCAACGGGATCGGCGGCAAAACCATCGCCGAAGCGCGTGAGACGATCTCCTTCAAAGAATCGCAGCTCTGGGCAAAGTACCGGGAACGCTATGGAAGCCTGAATCCCATGATGCGTACCGAATGGGGAGCAGCGTTAGTAACGAGCATGATTGCGAACGTTAACCGCGACCCTAAAAATCCGCCATTCAGTCCCACTGATTTCACTCTGCATTTCACTAAAGTCAAAGCGGCTAATGAGCCAATATCACTTGAAGAAGCGATGAAAAGCTGGGCATAACCGCCAGACGGAGAATTTATGGCTTCCAAATCACTCGGCACGCTGACGATTGACCTGATTGCCAAAGTGGGCGGCTTTACCGCTGGCATGGATAAAGCCGAACGGGCGACGCAGAAATGGCGCAAGCAGGCCGAGGCAGATTTCAAGGCCGTTACTGTAGGGCTTACTGCTGTATCAGCCGCCGCCGTAGCTGCCGGTGCTGCTGGTTTTGCGCTTCTCAAGTCCACTGCCGACCAGGTTAACACCACTGACCAGTGGGCGAAATCGCTGAAAATGTCCACCCAGGAACTGCTTGCGTGGCAGTTTGCTGCCGAAAAGGCTGGGCTGTCAGGCGATAATATGGCCGACATCTTCAAAGATTTGGGCGATAAAATCGGTGATGCTGTATTGAATAAATCCGGCGAGGCAGTTGATGCGCTCAACGCGCTAGGTCTGTCTGCCGACAAGCTTTCGAAGGTTTCACCCGATAAACAGATGCTGGCTATCGGCGATGCTCTGGGGAAAATCAGCACCAATGCCGGTAAAGTCACCATCCTTGAAAGTCTGGGGAATGACCTGTCAAAACTTCTTCCGTTGTTCGATAACAATAACGAGAAGCTGAAGCAGTTTATCCAGCTAGCAAAAGATTACGGTGTTGCGCCCGACCCGCAGTCTATTGATGACCTGGTTAAGGTGAACGATCTGTTTCAGGACATGGAAGCTCAGGTGAAAGGCCTGAAGATGGAGATTGCTGCAGGACTGGCGAAGGTAGACCTTACTCCACTTCAGCATTCGCTGGATCAAATCCATACAGTTTTGACTGATCCTGCAGTGTTGAAAGGCATAGTAGACTTAGTCAGTGATGTGGCAGAGCTTGCTGGCTGGATAATTACTATCGCTGCTAAGGCAGGAGAAATAGCATCTTTAACGAACAACAGGGCTGCTGCAGTTGGTGGCAATATCGATACCACCAACCTTGATCAGGTTACTGAACGTATCGAATACCTACAAAAAACCATGTCTAACCGATCAGAAAACGGATCGTGGTTTGGTAACTTATTTGGGGTTGATGACAGTACCGAAAAAGCGCAGAAAGAGCTGGAACAGCTAATTAAGCTTCGCGATGACCTTCAGAATAAGCCAACGTTACCCACCGCATCCGCAACAGTTGCTCCGGAATCGGGATTTGCTCTTACTCCCGGGCAGCAAAACGGCAAAACAACACCAGATGCCGGCGCTAAAAAACTGGAAAGTGCCTTTAAGGCCACTGAGCGCAGCTACATGCGCCAGATTGAATTAATCGACACCACTGGTAAAAAAACCACTGTGGTTACCGAGCAGCAAAAACTGCAGTTCGATATTGCTGATGGCAAGTTGCAGGGGCTTAACGAGACGCAGAAAAAGCGCCTTGAATATCTGGCACAGGAAGTGGACCGCCTTAATGAGGTCAAAAAGGCCAATCAGGAAAATGCCAAGGTAGCGGCGTTCGTTGCCAACCTTCAGGCTCAAAATAGCAATGCCCAATCCTCGTTTGATATTGACGAGCAGGGCGCAGGGCTTGGTGATAAAGAGCGTGAAAGGCTGAAAGAGCGCCTTAACATCGAGCGAGATTATCTGGATCAGCAAAGAGATTTACAGGCCCAGTATCAATCAGGAGATATTACTAAATCTGTTTATGACCGCGAAACCCAGGCTCTAAAAGATGCCCAATCAGACAGAATTAAAGCTTTAAAAGATCACTATAAAAAAATGGATGAACTACAAGCTGATTGGGTCGCTGGTGCCAAGAATGGTTTTGCTAACTGGGCTGATGAGATTAGTGATGTATCCGGTACGGTGTCAGACGGCGTTAAGTCATCCCTTGATGGTGTATTCAGCAACGTCACCTCAATGCTTGAAGGCAACAAGGTTAGCTGGAAATCATGGGGCATATCGGTTCTACAGATCATCGAAAAGGTTGCCCTGCAAATGGCAGTTGTCAGCGCTATGGGTGGTGGTTCTTCATCTTCAGGAATTCTCGGGACCGTCGCTTCTGGTATCGCAGGTTACTTTGGCGGTGGCGCTTCTGCTGCTACATCATCTTCAAACGCATTCTCTTCCGGTGCATATAGCAATCTGTCGCTCAATGCCAAAGGTGGCGTTTACGCCTCTCACGACCTTAGCCAGCACAGCAACTCTATTGTCAGCTCGCCAACACTTTTCGCTTTCGCTAAAGGGGCTGGTCTGATGGGCGAAGCCGGGCCTGAAGCAATCATGCCGCTGACCCGCGCAGCAGATGGCTCGCTTGGGGTTCGTGCGCTGGGTGGCGGCAATTCTGCTGTTTCTGGTGGCGCTCCACAGGTTTATATCAGCATAGACAGCAACGGCAATACCTCCACGCAGTCTACCGATGGATGGCAGCAATTTGGTTCTGAAATCGGAAACTTTGTAGACCAGCGCTACAAGCAGAACATGATGCGTGATATTCGCCCTGGCGGTGACATCTGGAACGCAATGAAAAGCAGGTAATACATGGCAATCGAAGTATTTACGTGGTGCGCCCGTCTCAATGCAGCCGGTGAAGCAAAATTCAGTACTCGTAAAATTCAGTTTGGTGACGGCTATACACAGGTTGCCGGGAACGGAATTAATAACCGTACGCAAAGCTGGGACCTGACCTTTACTGGCAATGAGTCAATGATCGGGGCAATTCAGGATTTCCTGGACAGTCACGGCGGTGTGCGCGCATTCCAGTGGAAGCCACCGCTACAGCCGACAGGGTTGTACCGATGCGACACTTACAAGCCCGTTGCGTTAGGCGCAGGACTTTATGACCTTACGGCCACCTTTGAACAGGCGTTTAAACCATGAGTCTGAACAGTGATTATCAGAAGCTGGAGCCCGGAAATCTGGTCAGGCTATTTGAGGTGGATGGCTCGGCGTTCGACCTGCCTGATGTGCTGCGCTTCCATGCCTACAATATCCCGCACACTGAGGCGGAGATCATTGCTGCTGGTGGTGATGAAACCAAACTGCCAGCCAAATCTGTATGGTGGCAGGGCCAGGAATACAAAGCATGGCCGTGTCAGATCACGGGTATTGAAGCATCAACAACGGGTAGCAGCGCTCAGCCAAAACTGACGGTTGCTAACCTGGACGGTTCGATCACCGCGCTGTGCCTTGCCTATGACGATATGCTTCAGGCGAAAGTGTCCATTCATGACACGCTGGCGCAGTATCTCGACGCGGTTAACTTTGCTGAAGGAAACGCATCAGCCGATCCGACACAGGAAAAGCTGAAGGTCTTCTACATCGACAGTAAGAGCAGCGAAACGAAAACACAGGTGGAATTCACGCTCAGTAGCCCTATGGACCTTCAGGGGCTAATGATACCGACGCGCCAGCTTCATTCTCTGTGCACCTGGTGTATTCGCGGTAAATATCGGTCCGGTGATGGCTGTGATTATGCCGGCACGCGCTACTTCGACAAGTTCAACAATCCGGTGGACGATCCCTCACTTGATGAGTGCAGCGGTACCCTCACCGGGTGCAAACTGCGCTTTGGTGAAGACGAAGAAGTATCTTTTGGCGGCTTCCCTGGCACATCGCTGATTCGGAGCTGACATGCGCCAGAAAACAATCGATGCATTGCTTGCTCATGCAGAAGCGGAATACCCGCGAGAGTGCTGCGGCGTGGTGGCGCAGAAAAGCCGTGTTGAACGTTATTTCCCATGCCGAAATCTGGCATCTGAGCCAACAGAACAGTTTCACATGTCTCCAGAGGATTACGCAACGGCGGAGGAATGGGGCACGGTCATCGCCATTGCACACAGCCATCCCGACGCTACAACACGCCCAAGTCCACTGGATGAGGCTATGTGTGATGCCAGTGCCGTACCATGGCATATCGTAAGCTGGCCTGAAGGTGATCTGCGCACTATCCATCCCCGCGATGAATTACCGCTGATTGGACGCCCGTTCGTGCTGGGGCATTCAGACTGCTGGGGGCTGGTCATGAGCTACTTCCGGCAGGAACACGGCATAGAGTTGCCAGATTTCCGAGTGGACTACCCCTGGTGGGAAGACCAGTACCCGGAGAATCTTTATCAGGATAACTGGCACTCAGCCGGGTTTGAAGAGGTAAACGGCGCACCGCAGCCAGGGGACGTGATCATGATGCAGGTGCAGTCGAATAAGTGGAATCATGCCGGAGTTATGCTGGAAGGGAACATGATGCTGCATCACCTTTACGGTCGCATCAGCAATCGAATTCCATACGGAGGCTACTGGCAGGAACGGACAATGAAAATTGTCCGGCACCGTGACCTTCAGTGAAAAAGCAGGTTAATTATGGAAAGTACATTAAGAACCATTCGGCTATACGGCGTTCTGGGTGCCACATTCGGACGTGTTCACCATATGGCCGTTGAGACACCCCGTGAGGCCATTCGTGCTTTATGTGTGGTCATTCCCGGATTTGAGCGCTTTCTCAATACCAGCCGCAAGCGTGGACTGACTTATGCGGTTTTCAGTGGACGACAAAACCTTGCAGTAGAGGAACTTGAGGCTGATCACAGCAAAAGTGAAATCCGCATAGCTCCTGTGATTATGGGAAGCAAAAGAGCAGGCGCACTTCAGACGATACTGGGAGCGGTATTGGTAGTTGTTGGCGTTGCAATAGGCTATTTCACGGGGGGTACGCTTTCAACAATGGGTTATGGCGTGGCTAAGTTTGGTGCGGCGATGATGCTGGGTGGTGTCGTCCAAATGCTTTCACCTCAGACGCCGGGAATAGCCAGTAAGCAGGATGCCGATAACCAGGCTTCTTACGCATTCGGTAGCCCGACCAACACCGCCGCTCAGGGGTATCCTGTTCCTCTGCTGTATGGTCAGCGCCGCATCGGTGGCGCAATTATCTCAGCGGGTATTTATGTGGAGGATCAACAGTAATACCGAACTGTCGCTACCGATGTAAAACTGGCCCACCTGCCGATGTAAATCTGACCCACCTAGGGTAAAAATGGCAGTTTTAAGGCACTGCCAATGATGACATTGGAGACCAGAGTGGAGATTAGTGTTTTACACCGTCAGGGCATGTCGATACGCGCCATCGCGCGCCAGCTTTCATGCTCTCGTGAGACCGTTCGCAGATATATTCGTAGCCCGCTGCCCGTAGCGGATATGCGCTACAAGCCTCGCGCACCCAGACCCTGCAAGCTTGACCCGTTCAAGACCTATATCCTTGAGCGGGTGGCCGCTGCCAGGCCCCTCTGGATACCCGCCAGTGTGCTGCTGCGCGAGATCCGTCAGCGTGGTTACGAGGGTGGTTACAGCATGCTGACCGCTTTCCTGCACCCCATTAAGCAGCCCGTCACTGAAGAGGTAACACGCTTCGAGACCGAGCCTGGCTTTCAGATGCAAGTTGATTTCACCATCATCAGACTCGGTCATAACCCATTGCTGGCCTTTGTCGCCACGCTGGGCTGGAGCCGCGCGACTTTCGTCAAGTTTTACAGCAACCAGGACTCCGCTGCCTGGTGTGACGGCATTGAGTCTGCGCTCAGGTTCTTCGGCGGGACGCCGCATCAGCTGCTGTTCGACAACGCCAAGGCCATCATCATTGAGCGCGATGTCTACGGCCCCGGTAAGCATCGCTGGAACCCGCAGTTGATGCACGTCGCCGAGAAGTATGCCTTTACTCCCAAGGTCTGCCGACCCTATCGCGCCAAGACCAAGGGTAAGGTTGAGCGGTTTAACCATTACCTCAAGAACAGCTTTATCGTGCCTCTTACCGCGACCTTCCGGCAGGCCGGGCTGGTACTGGATGTACCTGCTGCCAACACACGCATCGGCGAGTGGCTGGTCACCGTCGCGAACACACGAGTGCATGGCACCACAGGCGTACCGCCTGAGCAGCGCATGCCGCGCGAGCGTGCTGCGCTATTGCCGTTACCGAAGGTCACGTTGGCATTGCCTGCACCTGTCCCAGCGCTCAGCCAGCGTCCGGTGCCGACCGAGAGCCTGCAACATCCTCTGGCAACGTACCAGGCCTTGCTCGAGGTGCCAGCATGAACCTTCAACATGATCGTATTGCCGCGCTCTGCGAGCAACTCAAGCTCGACCGCCTGCCGGCAGAGTGGCCGGGTGTGGCACAGGCGACCATCGACAACAGCGGCACGCATGCCGACTTCCTGGAAGCCGTTTTGCAGCTCCAGCATGATGGCCAGAACGAACGGCGTCGCCAGACCATTTTGCGGTTATCAGGCCTGCCGGTGATAAAAACACTGGAGCAGTTCGATTACGCCTATGCCAGTGGCGTTCCACGAAGTCAGATCCAGGAGTTGGCGGGTCTGACATTTATCGAACGTCAGGAGAACGTTGTCCTGCTCGGGCCTTCTGGCGTCGGCAAAACGCACCTGGCGACCGCCATTGGCTATAAGGCCGCGATGGCGGGTTTAAGCATTCGGTTCATTACCGCCGCCGACATGATGCTGCAACTGATGGCGTCACATCGTCAGGGTGACCTGAAGGGCTACCTGAACCGCGTCGTAGGTAAACCTAAGCTGTTGATCATCGACGAAGTGGGATATCTGCCGTTCGGTAAAATGGAGGCGAACCTGTTCTTCCAGGTAGTCGCTAAACGGTATGAGTCAGGCAGCGTGATCCTGACCAGCAACCTGCCGTTTACGCAGTGGTCCGGAACGTTTGGTGATGACGAGACACTGACGGCAGCGATGCTGGATCGGCTGCTTCACCATGCGCATATCGCCCAAATCAGCGGCCAAAGCTATCGACTGAAAGATAAGCTGAAAAGCGGTCAACTCCAGAAGAAAACGAAAGCAACAACGCTCGAATGATTCAAAGGGGGTGGGTCAGTTTTACTTTGGCAGGGTGGGTCAGAATTCGATCGGTATTGACACCGAACCATTTCCACCACCTTTAAGGGGCGCTCAAGCGTCCCTTTTTTTATGGGCGCAATATGGCTACAGCTACCGTTTATAAAGGGCGCAAAGGCGGCTCTTCAGAATCTCGTACACCCACCGAACAGCCAGATGATCTCCAGTCCGTAGCAAAAGCAAAAATTCTTTTGGCGCTTGGTGAGGGTGAATTTTATGGTGGTCTGTCGGGCAAGCAGGTTTTTCTCGATGGCACCGCTATTGAGAATGATGATGGCTCTCAGAACTTTAGCGGCGTGGCGTGGGAATTCCGTTCCGGCACTCAGGCGCAGAATTACATTCAGGGTATCCCCGGTACTGAAAATGAGATTTCTGTAGGGACCGATGTCACCAGCACTACCGCATGGATTCATACCTTCACTAATACTCAACTTTCTGCTATCCGCCTTCGCCTGAAGTGGCCAGCACTCTTCAGGCAGGAAGATGATGGCGATCTGGTTGGCTACTCTATCAATTATGCGATTGATCTTCAGACGGATGGTGGTACATGGACCACCGTTTTAAACACAGCTGTAACCGGCAAAACCACCACCGGTTATGAGCGTAGCCATCGCATAGATTTACCACAGAATGGCAGTACCTGGACGGTTCGTGTTCGCAAAATCACCGCCGAGGCAAATAGCGCCAAAATTGGCGACACCATGACGCTGCAGAGCTACACCGAGGTGATTGACGCCAAGTTGCGTTATCCAAACACAGCGCTGCTCTATATCGAATTCGACTCCAGCCAGTTTAACGGCAGCATTCCGCAGATCACCTGTGAGCCAAAAGGCCGCGTTATCCGTGTGCCAGACAACTACGATCCGAACACACGCAGCTACAGCGGAACGTGGCTCGGCACCTTTAAGTGGGCGTGGACAGACAACCCGGCGTGGATTTTTTACGACATTGTGGTTTCTGACCGCTTTGGTCTGGGTGATCGCCTTACCGCTGCCAACATTGACAAATGGACCCTGTATCAGGTCGCGCAGTACTGCGATCAGATGGTCCCGGATGGCAAGGGAGGTAGCGGTACCGAACCGCGCTATAAGTGTGATGTGTACGTGCAGACCCGCAACGACGCCTATACGGTCATGCGTGACTTTGCGGCCATCTTCCGTGGCATGACGTACTGGGGCGGCGATCAGATTGTTGCCCTGGCTGATATGCCGCGCGATGTGGATTACAACTTCACCAATGCCAACGTGGTTGACGGTGAATTTGCTTATTCCAGCAGTACCACTAAAACCCGCTATACCTCCGCGCTGGTTTCGTATTCCGACCCTGACAACGGTTATGCCGATGCTATGGAGCCGGTGTTCGAAAAAGACCTGGTATCGCGTTATAAGGTTTATAACCAGCTTGAAGTGACAGCGATTGGCTGTACACGTCAGTCAGAGGCGAACCGTAAAGGGCGCTGGGGCATTCTCACTAACAACAAAGACCGCGTCGTTGCTTTCTCTGTTGGGCTTGATGGCGATATACCCATGCCGGGCTATGTCATCGCTGTTGCTGATGAGTACCTTTCTGGACGCGTAGCCGGTGGACGCATCAGTTCTGTGAACGGACGGGCGATTACGCTTGACCGCGCACCCGATGCGAAAGCAGGTGATCGCCTGCAGGTGAATCTGCCCAGCGGTATTTCTCAGGCTCGCACCATCCAGAGCCTGAGCGATAATATCGTTACCGTTACGACTGCATATTCTGAAACGCCTGAAGCCGAAAATATCTGGGTCGTAGAATCATCAGAGCTTTATGCGCAGCAGTACCGGGTAACCTCTGTTGCTGAAAATGATGATGGCACGTTCACTATCACCGCCGCAGCTCATGATCCGAACAAATACCCCCGCATTGATACTGGTGCTGTTATCGACCAGAGACCAGTCAGCGTCATTCCTCCGGGCAATCAGGCCGCACCGACAAATATCGTTATCGACTCTTACTCGGTTGTTAATCAGGGCATCAGCCTGGAGACGATGCGAGTCCAGTGGGATGCGGTGCAAAACGCCATATCTTACGAGGCGCAGTGGCGGCGCAACGATGGCAACTGGATTAGCGTAGCCCGCAGCTCAACAACCTCTTTTGAAGTGCCGAGCATTTACGCTGGCCGCTATCTGGTGCGTGTTCGCGCAATCAATGCCGCTGAGATTTCGTCTGGGTGGGGTTACTCGCAGGAGAAAACGCTCACAGGTAAAGTTGGCAATCCACCTAAGCCAGTTGGCTTCACGGCTTCCGAAGATGTGGTATTCGGCATTGAGCTTAACTGGGGATTCCCGGCTAATACCTCTGACACACTGAAAACGGAAATTCAGTACAGCCTGACGGCAGGCGGTGCTTCGCCCATGCTTCTGGCTGATGTTGCCTATCCGACCCGCGTGTACCAGCAGATGGGGCTGAAAGCAGGCCAGATTTTCTGGTACCGCGCTCAGCTGGTCGATAAGACCGGCAATGAGAGTGGTTATACCGACTGGGTTCGCGGTCAGGCTTCAACTGATGCCAGCGACATTCTGGACTGGATTGGGGATGACATCCTGAATACCGATGCCGGTAAGCAGCTCGTATCCCGTGTTGACTCAGTGGAGGAAAAGGTAGGCGAACTGAATGATGCTGTCACGCAGGCTCAGGGCGACATTGCTGATTTTCGTGAGGAGCTGGATAAAAACAGCGGTGACGTTGCTGATGTCAGCGCCGCCATCACTGCAGAGCAAACCGCACGTGTAGATGGCGACAACGCATTAAGCCAGCGCATAACGGATGTTAAAACAACAACCGAAAGCAATACTGGTCGAATCACTACGGTCGAGAAGACTGTAACTGATAACCAGAGCGCCACAGCGCAGCGCCTCGATAGCCTGGACGCTTCAACGGAGAGCAATGCAGCAAATATCACCGCAGAGCAGACAGCCCGAGCCAGCGCAGACACAGCGCTTGGTCAGCGGGTCGATGCGGTTAAGGCGACTACCGACAACAATTCGGCTTCCATTGATACTCTGCAAACCGCTCAGTCCAGTACTGACCAGGCACTGGCAAGCCTGACACAAAACACCGAGGCGGTTTTTTCAAGTGTCAATAATCAGGCTTTAACTGATATTGAAAATGCCCTCGGCAACGATGCAGCAGACCAGGCTCAGCGGGGGGCTATTGGCGGGGTCAGGGGCAGAGTAGCGCAGGCTGAAGCCAGAATAGTGACCACAGAAACAGCTCAGGCTGATGCGAACCAGGCATTTGCTCAGTACCAACAGACAGTGACTGCGCAGTTTAATGCAACAGGTGAGGAAATTGACCAGACGAATGTGACGGTCCAGCAGACCTCTTCTGCCCTGGCTACGCTCGACGGAAAAGTTTCCGCTCAGTGGGGCATTAAGCTTGGCATTGATTCCAACGGCAGATATTACGCCGCTGGCATGGGTATTGGCCTTGAAAATACGCCTGATGGCATGCAGTCACAGGTACTGTTCCTGGCTGACCGCTTCGCAGTAATGACGCAGGTAGGCGCCACACCTAAAACCTTCTTCGCCATTCAGAACGGGCAGACCATCATTGATACAGCTTTCATCGGTGACGGCACGCTCACCAACGCGATGATCGGGAATTATATCCAGTCTACAAGTTACGGGGGTAGCGGCGGCTGGCGGTTGAGTAAAACAGATAACAACATGGTAGTTACGGATGCGAACAATAAAGTTCGTTTTAAAGCGGGTAAATTGTCATGAGCGAATATGGCTGGCAGGTTTTTGACGCTAATGAAAACCTGCTTTATGACGACAGCGTAATCATGTCCAAATGGCTTGGGTCATATACGGTTCCGATGATGAGCTGTGGCGGGGCTGACTGGAGCCAGAGAATATCAGGAATAGCTTTCCGGGACGGTACTCCCTTTGCTTATTGTGTTCCTACGCCGGGACTGATTGTTCCGGCTGACAGGACGTTTGCTTACTCACCCCCTAATATCTATTGCGGCGCAGACTATATAGATATTTCTTATAACTCACGAATACTTTCATTTCCGGATGACACTGCTTACAGCCTGGCGTTTGGCGGTGTGACTGTACACTGGGGCGTTTACAATGGCTGAGTATGGAATAGAGCTGTCGAATAACAAAGACTACGTGATCGCTAATGCTAATGATGTGAATTACGTTCTCCGTGCTTCTGGTCAGATTAGTAACGGTCAGTTTTCAAATGCCGGGGAATATTATTCACGTCTGTATCTGGATATATCTTCATTTAACTGTCCCATTGTTTTCTTTCGCCCGCTGAGCGCTGACCAGAGAATTTCATGTATCCCCGGGATTAATGATTTTCTTGTTCCTGGTAGCGTGACGCAGAAAAAAGCCACCGTTCTGAAATGGAAAAATAAAGACATCGGAAGTCTGCAATATTACATTTTCGACAGATGGGTTCCACCGGAGCGGTCTGATTACGGCATACAGATATTCGATGAGAACGAAAGCATCATATTTGATTCAGGCTGGAACTTCATGATGGTCCGCACTGTTAAATGGCTGGACCCGGGCTATCCGAATCATGACACAACGGACCCGGACGGCGGAAACTGGACTAACCTTGGTGCGCTTGGTGCAGGTAATATCGCTATTTCACTCCCAAATCCCCGGGGCTGGATTTATACCGGCTGGTCAACATTTGGGGTAATGCTTTACGAGTGCGTGCATCTGACAGGGAGTGATAATCAGGCCGTCGTGTCACTGGTGCCGAGAGGTGATTATCTGGATATGGCTCCCACAGGTGGCTGGGCACATGCAAACACGCGATCACAAATGATGGCTGTGGATGTCAGCAGACTACCCGCAAGTTATTCACCTGTCACTGTAACAAATTAAATTATTATCCTTTCACCGAACCCGGCCACCGCGCCGGGTTTTTTATTGCCCGGAGAAAATTCAATGGCATGGTATACCACCGGCACAATCGCCGTATCCGGAACAACCGTAACCGGCACCGGCACAAACTGGCTGGATAGCAAGCAGTCAATTGGCCCCGGTCAGGCACTGCTTATTCCTGGTTCTGGCACCGTTAAGCTTTATGAGATTGCGAGCGTAACCAGCGCAACAAAGCTGACCCTTAAGACATCACCAGGCACCATTGCGGCGGGACAGGCTTACGCCATCCTGTCGTTTTATACCGACTCGATCCCGGATTTTGCCCGCCGCCTGGCCGCGCAGCTCAGCTATTACCAGTCTCAGATGGATGGCTGGCAGGACATCATGACCGGTTCGGGCAGTGTTACTATGACCGCGCCGGACGGAACGGCTGTGACGATTAGCAGCTTTGCTAAAATGACTACTGATGTGAATACGGCATTAAACGGTTTGGCTAATTCCCTTAAGTTGCCAACATCTAACTTTGCAGGGGATGCAAACGACATCATAAACCCGGGCGTCTACAGCATACCCAGCTCCACTGCTAACCTTCCTGTAGCTGCTAACGGTACGCTATTGTGTCTCACAATTTCATCCGGTGCTGCGGTTACTCAGGAATTTACATCTGTCAGTACATCCTCAGCCACTATTAACAGGAAGTGGACTAGATCGGCTACTGTATCTTCCGGGGTCGCTAACTGGCAGCCGTGGACACAGACTACATTGCGCCCAGTTGAAATGGCAACCGGCCAGGACTTGAACACGCTGACAGAAAGCGGGGTTTATTACGGTGGTGGATATGTTAATGGCCCTTCGGAGATTGTCGGGGCTTATGGTTTCATTGAGGTTAGTTCGACCGGGGCTGGAACAGTTGTTAAACAGGTGATGCACACCAGTACAGCTAACAACCGTTACTTGCGCACCTGCGTGAATGGAAGCTGGTCAGACTGGGCTAAAATTTACACAACGAACAGTAAGCCAAGCCTTACTGACCTTTCGGGAAAGTTACCTGTGGCAAACGGCGGTACAGGGCAAACTTCATTGAATTCATTGCTCGCTGCGTTGGGATTTACCGCTAACACCAGTACACTCAATGTAGCTACCGCGTCAGGGTATACTTATCGTTTCGTTGCAGGATCCACTGTAGTAACCACAAATGAGAGCGGAGAATCAACCGTATCATATTTTAATGCGTTCAATAATGCTTGCTTAGCGACCGTAATACTTCCCGGTGACACGACAGGCACTTCGATGATCATTATTAACTACTCAACATCGAGAACAACCAGTTTTGATTTTCGCGTATATAACGGAACAGCCAGATTAACCAATGCTGCTGTTCGGGTTAACTATATCGCTATAGGATATTAAAATGAGTCAGTTTATGTACAGTGCAACGACAAAGGGCTTTTACCCTGTCGATGAAGAAGAACAAAAGCCATACATAAAAGCAGGTTCTTTACCGGATGACCTGAAAGAAATATCAGACGAAGACTACAGCGCTTTCTTTAACCCACCAGACGGCTATTATTCTGTATTTGATGAGCAAGGTCCGCGCTTAGAGAAAATACCCGAGCCTGATTATGTAGCGATTGCTGAGGCGCAGCGTGATTCGCTGCTGGCAGAAGCCACTACCGCAATAACCGTATGGCAGACCAAGCTGCTTATGGGCCGGAAGCTGACCACTGACGAAACCGAAAAACTGAACGCCTGGATGGATTACATCGATGTGCTTAATGATACAGACTTAAGTGACGCGCCTGATGTTCAATGGCCTACAAAGCCAGCAATTTAA